TGTTAACTCGTCCTCAATTGGATTAATACTTGATTTCTTTGATTTCATTCATGCCGTTAACGACCGACTCAATCAATGCTTTTTTCGCTTCAAAACTCAAATGAATACCATTCGCTTCTAACTCAGCAGTCAAACGTTGTTCCGCTTCATTAAATTTATCTCCACTTGCATCTTTCACATCTTTATAGATTTGTTCCGTTGCTTGTACGACCGTTTTAGCAATACTTTTAATTAATTCATATTGCTTAATATCCGTTTTAGCTTTGATATGGTCTGCCTTTGTTTCTAAGAAAGTTTTCAACTCTTTAAAAGCTAACCCAACTAAAACTACTAAAATACTCACTGCACCTTGCAAAAATACTTGTGTTAATTCATTCATATTATTACATCTCCCTTAATTCTAGTTTCATAAATTGATTGAATAAGTCTTCAATATAGCCATTACCACCTAAACTTTGATATGATTTGAAAAGTGCAGTAATACGTCTTGTGTCGTCACTTGTTCTATATCCACGTTTGATAATAGCTGTTAAGTCTTCTTCTAAACGATATCGTTCAGTTTCTAAAATCCCATCACCAATATAGCCAACATCACTTTTCAGCTTCTTCACATCTTGCTTTAAATTGGTAATATCTTTATTTAACTGCCCAACATCTCCTTTTAAATTTCCAATATCAACATTATTTTTCTTACCAATCTCAGTAATTTCATCTACTACCGATTTGATATTGCTTATCTTGCTGTTGATATCTTCAACGTCTTTCTTTCTGCCTGTCTGTATCCAGACTGTTAAAAACGCACTAATCGCTGGAATTAGTGCTAAAATAATGTTCTCACTCATATTTCTACCACTTTCTTGCTAAAAAAATAGGTAGAGGAATACTCCCCTACCTATTAAAAAAGGCTAAGCTTTCTTTTCTACTAGCTCGCCTTTCTCATTGATTAAAAATCCTCGACGTTCTAATTCTGCACGAACGCCATTTTTTAGGAATGGTGGAACTTGGTTGAATTTACGACGACCGCCTAAAATTCCATCAACAAATAATAATACTAATGCCATATCTTTCACATCCTTTCTATTGAACAGAATTGTTCCCGCTAGTTGTAGTCTCTGCATTATGTTCTTCAACTTTTCCATTGCTTTCATTGTTACCATCTCCTTGTACTGTTGTTGGTGTTACTGTTACTGTTGTTTCTGCTGCTGGTGTTACTACTGGTTGTGGTTCAGCAACTGGTTGTACTGGTGGTTCAGTAGCAACTGGTGCTGTTGGTTGAGGTGTTTCTTCATGCTTTTCTTCAGTCGTTGCTACTGGTTGAGTTGTTGTTTCATGGTGTTCCTCTGTAGCCTCTTCCGCTTCGCCTTGTCCATCTAAAGCATGTAAACGTTCTTTGATTTCAGCGATATATGCACTTAACGTTGCTGTCAATTCCATCATTGCATCAGAATTGACGATTGTACGATTAGTTGCTTGTTCTAGTTTGCTTTGAGCTTCTTTAATAACAGTTTGCATTTTAGCTACTGCACCACTTGGGTCTAACTCAACTAAGATTAAGTCAAGCACTCGTTTGATTAATGTTTCATCATCTAATCCTGTTAAGTCGCCCTCAAATTCACGAATATAGTAAGTGTAAGGCTCCTTGCTTTCAATTGTAATTGCTGTACTGTTTGGTTTTTTCGATTTGTTAATAACTGTAAATTCCATTGTTATTCCTCCTATTTATATGCTTTTTTAAAGATTTTTATATTAGTAAATCTTTTCCCCATAAATTTATTTTTATCATTTTCATTTAAAAAAGTGATAATCATTCTATTGTACGTTTGATTGTTGTAACTATTTGTGTACAGGTCAGCTTCAAGTCTACTAAAATATGCTATATTCCCATCCAATTCAAGTCTTCCATCATCGATAGTTCCATTGTAAACCGAACTGCTATAGCCATATCTTCGAAACTCAATTTTCAAGCCGTCTTGAAATGGAATTTCTATATCGCCTCTACTAGCAAATACTTGTGCATAATAAGATTTTCTCCACACAATTTTATCTCCAACATATCGACGAACTATTTCTTTACCACCAACGTAAATTCCCTCTCTTGCCATCAAAACACCTCCTTAATCATAACAATCATAGATTGTGTTAGGGTCTTTGGTTGAAAGTGCATTATATTGAGCCTTCGAGCCATACCAGTATTTCAACGGTTGATTGCCATTTTGATTGGTAATTTTCGTTGATACTTCAGTGGAACGTACGTTTAACGTTGATGCATTCACGCTTAACGTTCCATTGCCGTCAATGTTGATAGTGTTGTTATCAGGTTTGACAACACCTACATTTGTACGAGTGGCTGTTTTTGCTTTAATCGCACCGTTATTTACTTCAGTCGTAACGTTATCCGGTCGCATTGTTCCATTTGTATTAGCTGTTGCTACTGAAACATTGGCAGTTGATACTGAAGCCGGTGTAAATACCCGCTTCAATGTTGATACATCGACTTTCTTCAGCCCTGACCCATTATGAACAATGACGACATCACCGTCTGACACGTTGCTTAATGGTGGTAACTCATTGGCTTTTTTTACTTGATTACTTAAAATCGCCATTCCATTAACCTACCTTTCCTTAACATCATATTGCCAATCCGCTACTACTAGATTGTTGTGTTCATCAACAAGAAACGTATTTGTGTTATCTTCAGCTTTGAGAGGAACATAATACTTGTTTTGAAGTACCATTTCTTCAAGTAAAGCTAATCGTTGTTCTTGTTCGTTTACATCTCTTTTAGTAGCCTCGTGGTCTGTATAAGTAGCTTGTTTTACGTTGTCAACGTTAGACAAGCCTATTTGAACTTTCGTTACATTATGAGGATTGTTTTGATTGTTAATATGAGCCGTAAAATCGCTTTGATTGGCTTTTTTGACTGTTACTGCATCAATCTTTTCTGCCAATCCGTCGATATCTGAGACTTGATGGCGGTGAGAGCGGTCTGCTTTTCCGTTCCATTTCTCACGTTCGCCAGTCTGAAGATGAACGTTGGTATCTCGTTTATGAGTATCAATATTGTTCTTCAGTTCGTTTTTAGCTGCATTTAACTCAGATACTTTAGCAAATACACTTGCATTAGGATTGTATTGAATCGTGATTTGTTGATTCTTACTGATTGTAGTGTTGAAATCATAATCTCGATATACTGCAGATTGTGATCGTGGTGGAATTACATCACCTTGTTCAGCCCAAGTGTACATAAACAAGAACTCTGGATTATTAGCTCTTTTTGCAAATACACCAATCTCGTTAACAGAAAGCTCCTGATTAACATTCTCATTATCTAACCGTGCCAAAATTCTAATCGTATCAGCATTATCTGTAGACATTGATTGCGTCACTGGCAATGTATGAACGATTTGAACAATATCATTCTTAGTTTCTGCCCCAGTCCTGTGTCGTCCGCTTCCTAATGCCACACGAGTAAAAGTAATCGTTTCTCTATTTGCTACTGCTTGACTAACCTCTGTAACGGCTTTATTAGTTACAATCGGTTGAATAAAATACGACATTTCTCATCCTCCTTTACTTGAATATGATTGAGCCGTTTTGTTGTACTGAAAAAGCACCAACATAGATTGTGCTATTCATTGGTGCTTCAACTGCGAATTGTATTCCTAAGTGTGCTGGAATCAATTCACGAATATATAATGTAAATCTTTTCAGATATGACGACGGTAATTCTCCAAGAAATTTGATATAAACTACCGAACCTTTTACTGAAACGATATTGTTGATATTAGTAAAACTTTTAGTAATCTTCTCTAATGTTTGAGAACTGATTTTTACTTTCGTTGAAATCAACGTCATTAAATAACGACGCCTTTCCTCTAAATCTGTTGTCTTTGGCTTGATTTTCAAAGATTTTTCCCATCTGTCAATCCAGTCTTCTGTTGCTTCAGGTAATAACATCAAACGGCGAGTATCAAAGATTAACTGAGTAATTAATTCAACATCTGGAATTTCAGCTTCTAACATATCTGTAATTGAGTTATCTAAAATTTCAGGAAGTGCTGTTAACATTCTTTCTTTAACCTGCATTGATTGTCACCTCTGCTAATTTAGGTATCATGTTAGTAGATAATTCAACACTATTTTCACGTCCGTTAATTAACACTCTATCAACGTCCTTAACTCCATTAATTCTGTCGATAATAGTAGCTACTTTATAATTTCGTACCTCTTTTTCTTCAAAGGCTTCATCACGTAAATATTTAATTAATTGGATTCTAGCTTCTTTTCTGATTGTTTCGATATCAACATCTTCATCAACTTTAATCGTTGCGACAATACGAATATCAAACCCACTAACTGACTGAACAGTTACATAAGCCCCAATTGGAGCTACACCTAATCCATGTCCACTCGGTTCTGGGTCTAAAAAGTTTTTAAATTTAGATACTAATTCTGGAGTGGCTTCGTTACCGTCAGCATCAGTGATAGATACACGAACCGTATTAGCTCCTTTCCAAAGTGGCTCCACTAATGCAGAACCAACACCGACAAATTCACTAGCCCATTTCTTATATTGAGCAACGTTACCATTCAAAGTTGGTGTTTTTAAGTAGTCAATCGTCCGTTTCCGCAAAGCTTTATCACTTTCTTCATCTTCGCCTAAAACAATAATCTGACCGATTTCAGCCCCTTTAAATTCACTCATCACATCAATATTAATTAATTGACCAGTAACGTAATTAGGAGCATTACCAACTTGTTCAGCAATAACCGCATAATCAAAGCCGTTCTTCCGTTCTAAAACCCTAAAGTTAAATTCACTATTAACGACACTGAAACGAGTGCCTAGTGGGATTTCTTGCTTGAATTTAACCAATCGTACAGAAGCAGTGGCTGGTAGTCTTTCAACTCCAAACTGTCTACACAATCGAGTTAAGAATACTCCAGTACTTGTATCGAGGAAGTTGATATCTTCATACGATTTCAATACTGTATATTGAATTGCAACTTCTCTTGCAGCAGGAGCAACAAGATTATAGAGCATAGAGCCTTCTCGTTTATCATACTTATCATCAAATCTACTAAGCATATCCTCTAAGATTTCATTATAAGTTTTTACTTGTATCATCTAGTCACCTCCATCTCAAAAGTGCCATAGTCGCTATCTACCATAAACTTAACAAAAAACTCATCCTTGTCTATTTTGATAGAAAAAGAATGAGCTTGTTTAATTCTGTCATCTTCATAGATAGCCTCTTTAATTCGCCTTGCTATATCCAAACGAGCAAAATCTACATCTCCACCAAATAATTCATCTAACTCAATCCCATATCGATGGTCGTATATCGTATGAATAAACCGTTCGGTTGATAAAATTCTGCGTATTGATTGTTTCAAGGCTTTAATTCCATCAATTTCTAACAATATATTGGTTTCATCTAGAGTTAGAGATGGCTGTTTCTTAGCTTCAACTACATTTTTAGCCAAAGCTAGAAAATTAGTCTTAGGAGTACTCATTTATCAGAACCCCCTTTAGGTTTTCGTTTGTAGTGGAAAATCTTCTTATACATTACATAATAAAATCCCCCACCGTCTTGGCGAACGAGGTATAGCACTTGTCCAACGTATTCAGGGTCTAGCTCTTCATCAGTCCAAGTTACTTGAAGCATTGAATCATCTAAAATCAATTCATTACTCAATTGAATTTTCAATGGAGAAACGGATAGAACAGTACCTGTTGTAACTTTTGCAAATTGTCTATTTTCAATAAAGTTACTAATCAATTTCTTTAAATTCTCTACTACTTCCATTAGCTATTCCCCTCTGCCATAAATAATTTAATCTCCATGCTGTGCTTGCTATCTTCAAAAGTATGAGTAGCTTCTTCGATAACATACCAGCCTTTTTTATTAATGTCTTTCACATCAATATATACTGCGTGACCTGCTAAAAAGTCCGTGCTTCCGATATCTGAAGATAATGACAAAGTTTCTTTAGGTCTATTCTTCAATTTAAGGAGCATTTCTCCCCATTGTTTTATTTGACCTTCAGTTGCTTTTTCATCAACTTTCTTCATATATTGAAGTTTTCCCCAAGCTCCGATATTATAACTATCTTTGTAAATATAGACCTCACGTTTTTTAGTTTTTTTATTCTCTTGAACAAGTCGTACGATATTGGCACTATCTTCAATAGAGCTTTCATAATCAAACTCCGTTAAGAATGACTCATTCCCAATAATGTACTGAATTGGTAGATTTTTAGGAGTAGTCAGCGTTAATTCTCCAAATTTATCAAATAATACTAACAATTCTCCACTTTGCACCAACGACTCGTCCATTGCTTCTTGAATAATATCTAGTGCTTTCTTATCTTCTTTCAATTGAGGAGATAATACAGCACTAGAACCTTTTAATTCGCCAACCTTCAAACTGAAATCTTCAGCTATTGCAGAAACAATTTGATTGACGTTTTTATCTTTTGCGACAAAATTTATATTTCTTAACAAATATTTTTTCTGGTCGTGGAACGTTAACGTTACTTTAGTATCCTTTGAATACTTAATCTTTGTTAAATAACCAAAGAACAACTCCTTATTATCTTTTTTAAAAGCAATAGGAGAGCCATGTTCAAACTCAATTTTCGTTGAATTATAAACCTCGACTTCTAAGCTCCAAGCCGAACCTTGACGAACCGTTTTGAAAGTAATGGTACTGGCAATTGTAGCAATATCCCATGTATCGCCTGTTTTGTTGTTTTGATAAAATAATTGAATCATGTTGGTATCACAAACTCCTGACCTGGATAAATCCAATGAGGGTCTTCAATTTTATCCTTGTTAGCTTCATAGATTTTTGTGTACAAACTGCCGTCACCATAAAACTTTTGAGCAATTCCCCACAACGTATCTCCGCTAACAACCGTATGAGATTGTTGTTGCTGTGGTTCAGTTGTTGGAGTGCGTTCTTCAGTATTTTCTTTCTTTTCTTCTTTCTTCGCTTCTAAGGATTCTTTGTCCTTAATGCTAACCTTTCTCGGCTTATGAGAACGATATTGCAAGAATTTTATCTTGTAAATGATATCTAGCTCGTAACCCACTTTAGTAGAAACTTCAAACTCTTGAATTAAGAATTTTGCATTCACTGCAGAACCAAAAGCACCCCCAATCA